CACATCGAATGTACCATTGCTGAAAGAAATGTTTGCAATTGAAATTTTAACTTCAGTGTTTGCTGCATCACCATCAGATATTGTAATAAACTTAAATAAGTTGAATACTTTATTACCTCTTAATTCGGAAACAACCCAAGGAGATTGTGGTGATTGATATTGTTCCATATACCAACCAATAGAAGTTGAATCCCCATTTCTCGATTCAGGTAATGCTGTCAAATCACAACTGATACCTCTGATGTATCCTTTTCTGTAACCATAGTTTAATAAAGTTTGGAATCTTTCTTCTAAGAATAAAGGAACAACTGTTCTTGGTTTTGCAAAGTTAGAATACCCAAATACTTTTCCTATGTAATTTACATTAGAATTTGAGAATGAAGTCTCAAAGAAATATGTGTCACCATCTTTACTTGTGACGTTTACACCAAACGTTGAGAAAGGATTTTTGGTGACTGCCGAGTATGAACCTGAACAATCAAGTGTTACATCATTTAAGTCATTAACCTCGTAAACAGCACCATTATCATTACTATATGTTGCAATACCTCTTGAACGGAGTGTAGCGATAACCAAGTCATCATAATTCGTGTAAGAATTACCCGTGTAAACATAAATTTCACCAGTAACCTGACCAGTGTAACAATAAGTTGTTGTACCTGATTGTATTGTACCAACGTTACCACCCGAACAAACATTACAAGGGTCGTTTATTGTAACATTTACAGTCCAAGCCGAAGTAGCTGTCAAATCATCAGATACAATTGTATAAGATTTAGTTAATGCACTGAAATTTACATTATTTGTTATTGCTGATTGCACAACACCACCACTTGTCACACCACTCAAAATTGGATTAGTACATGCACTGAATGTTACAGTCATCGCTGAGTAGTCTGCCGTAGTTGCTGTAGATGGTAAACAAACACTAATCACATTTGTATTATAATTTATTGACGCTGTGATTGCACTAATTGTTGTTGAACTTACGGAATATGAATAGAACGATGCACAATTTGATAAAGCAGATGTTTCAGTAAGACCAGTGATTACACTATAGAAAGAGTAACCTGAGTATTCACCACCACCAATATTATCGAATGTTGCGTAGTACCAAGAATCATTAATTGATGCTGTATAATCCGCTAAATCAGAACTAACATTATCAACCCCAAACACATTAGTTTCAGCTGAATAACCAGCCGCGACTAGTGAGTTGTAGTCCGAACCTGAAATTGTACCGAAATAATTAATAGAAGAAGCTGAACTTGATGGAGTACTTAAAACTCCTGAAATTTGTGTCTTCAAATCGTCTGAAATTACTGATGTAGTACCATTGAATTGTTCGTATGGTAAATTGAAGTCTGACGATAGAAGTGATGGAATTGAACTTGTAAATGAAATTGTACCAACACTATTAGTACAACCTGTGAAGTTAATACTATAATTTACTATAGTGTAACCAGTACAAGTAGTTACACAATTACCTGAAGTAAAACCTGAACATTCAAATCCAACTGTAGATTGATCAACGTTAGCAACTGTTGTGATAGACCAAGAAGGTCCTGCATCATACCCTGACAAACCAAGTATTCTTGTTACGAATAATTGATTAGATTGTTGTAAATATGCTTTGGCAATGTAGGATGCCTCATATTTGGGTATTTGTGTGTTTATAAATTTTTCTGGGGAAGTACCACCAAAAAAAGCTGTGAATTCGTCAAAGTTTCTGATGAAGATAGGTTCGAAAGCGGGACCTTTTAGAGTCTCACCTACAATACCCAACGTTGTAACACCAACACTTTGTGACACAAAGCTTAAATCAACTTCGGATGTATAGACACCTGGTGATACGAAAACTTTTGTATTTGCCATTTTTTTTTAATGTTTAGTAATTTATTTATTACATAAATATTAGTCAAAAAAGTAAAATACTTTACTTCACGGTATGTATATGTAAATTGAGTAGACTTTTTTCTACCTTTTTTCTACTATGGATAAAGGCAACAAAAAAATTAAAAATCTAAAAATATCAATAGAGGTTCACGATATTCTTAAACAATATTGTGAAAAGAATGGTATTAAAATGTATAGATTTTTGGAACGTTTGATAGTTGAAAAGTGTAAAGAAAAAAAAGATATCTACGGAGATAATTAGACTAGTGTACTAATTAATACAATGTTACTTTCCAAATTGTTGTCATCTTTTTCAATTTCAAATCTTACTATGTCGTCAGTATTAACTTGAATTAAGTTTACGTCACTACCAAAAAAATCATTGTTAATGAAAATATCATATGATTTTACATTAGACGTTGAACCAATAGTTAAATCATTTGTATAATCAAATCTTTCTGAAACTATAGTTGTACCTACTTTGAATTTAGCTTCTAAGTCTACCTTATCGTTAGGGGCTAAATATTTTTTCCCACGACTTACAGTTCTAGTATCAACTTCAAACACTTGTAATGCTCGACTTATTGCGGGACTAACTTCGAATTCATCCTCATCTATCAAAAATCCCAACATGGTAAATTCGTAACTTTGTATGTAATATTTTCTTTTCTCTAAATCCATAACAGATTCGTCTGAAATATTACCCATAACAATCGGAATATAATGACCTTTAATTACGGTATATGCTTGTTTGGAAGAAAACTTTTCTATAACAATTTTGTTAAACGCATTAAGTTCTCTCATTCGATTACAAACAATTTTTACTTGAAATGTAATGTCAACTGGTACCGGTTGTGGTATTTTATATATGTCCATTCCAACTCTGTTACCATCCCAAGTAGGAACTTGTGCATAAAAAAACAAACGTCTATTTGGTATAGTATAAAGAACTGCGGGATTTGTTCCATATTTTACTTCAGGAACTCGAATGACAGTAATAAAAGGTGGTTCAACATTTTTATCTATGTTTTGGAAATCCCAAGTTTGAACAAATTGAGACCAGTTTTGTGTAGTAATAATAATATCCACATTTGGAACAACCTTACCTTCAACTACCAATTTCAAATCATTTTTTACAAAATCTAAAAATCCCCCATCCAAATCTGCATGTAGAATAGATTTAGGTAAATAAGTCCCATCTTGATTGATTTTATCAACAAGTTCTTTTCTTCTATCTAAAAGAATTTTAGATTCAGTTAAAGGAATGTTCTTTTTAATTTTCTTTGGTAATGGCATTTTTATAATCCTCTAAATTCATCATTAACAACTGCAGAAGCAACAATTGTTCGATAGTATGGTTTGTAACCAGCATAGTTGTGTTTATTATCAGAAATAACCCTTCCATCATTATTCACCGTATAAAATCTCATTCTATCTTCTGTTTCATAATAACCCAAGTAGTCACCATAGTTAATGTCAATCCCCAACTCATCCAATTGTTTTTGGTATATAGAAAATCTCATATTACCAGGTTCTGTTTGACTTATTTTATTACCAGCAATAGCTTTGTTTTCAGGTGCTGATATTTGTACATACCCTTTGAGTTCTATTGGTGGTAAAAATTTTATACCATCTTTCAAAGCCTCACCATATACATCATCTGTTTTAGTTTTCGACTTGTCAATTCTGTACAATACAACTGTAAAGTTCATATCACCATATAACCACTCCTCCCCAATAGAAATATCAAGTTCATAGTCATTCTGACCAAAAAATTTTCCTATCCTTGTAATTGGCACTCTATTTGTCATATTGATAAATATTTACATTTTAACTATTTTTGTAAAAAACAATTTTAGTTTGAATTTATCAGGTAACACATCAAATCTTTTAGAAATAAAAGCCCTCGACTTATTAGTATCATATACTGGTGGGAATAATTATATTCAAAAATTAAAATATCTTAAAGAAACAAATAAGAAGTTTTATCCTACACGTTCCCAAGCTGAATATATTATTAACTATCACAATGTTGAACCAAAGATTGCAAAGAAATGGGTAAACATTGAACCTTATTTTGCAAAGAAAATAGCTGACGAAAAAAATATGTTATCTATCCCCACTGATGTTTGGGTTGAAAAATTATTGGTTGACAAAGACAAATCATATCACATTTGGGGTAAGTTTAATACTGGTGACACTATTACTGATATGTGGTTACCCAAGGCCGCTTTACTTAAAACACACAATACTACGGAAGTTAAAATCGATTACAGTAAATATGTCCACAGACCCCCACTTGAACACCAAAAAGTAGCAATTGAAAGATTAGTTGGAAGTAAAAAGTTTATTTTAGCTGACGATATGGGCGTGGGAAAAACGACTTCGGCAGTTATTGCAACATTAGAAACTGGTGCAAAAAAAATACTAATCATCTGTCCTGCGTCACTTAAAATAAATTGGGAGAGAGAAATAAGAAATTATACTGATAGAAGTGTTTATATTTCAGAGGGAAAAAATTTCTCTACTGAACACGACTTTGTTATAATCAACTATGACATCCTTAAAAACTTTTATGACTTAAAAGACAAAGAGAATTCACCAATATCAAAAGCTAACTTTGATTTGGTTATTATTGATGAAGCACATTATATTTCTAATCCACAAGCTCAAAGAACAAAGTTAATTAATAGTTTTGTTAAAGATACCGAATATCTTTGGTTGTTAACTGGTACGCCAATGACATCAAGACCAATTAACTATTATAACTTATTAAATCTAATTGAAAGTCCTGTCGCACAAAATTGGAT